TTATTAAAATTCTTTCTAAATATTCCAAAACCCCAATTATTATTCGGAGAATAAACAGTTTTTACCTTTACTGCTGATGGTCTTGGTAGTAAATCAAACTTACTAATTGCACCCCTTAATGCAGATGACGGATATTTATCAAAAATATACGTTATCGTCATATCAAGACCGTCAAGAGTATAAACAGTATCATCTAAACCGAATACATCCGTTACTATTTTATTGCACTCCGGTATAGTACCACTGGTTACAAGTTGATAATATCTCAATTTTAAGACAGTTCTTGCATCCTCAAGATTTAAAGCGGAAGAACTCCCAAAAGCGGTAAAATTCCCATTATTAAAATTTTTTCTAAATCCCCCAAAACCCCAATTGCTATTGTCAATTTCGAGATCTACATTTTCCACAGTCAGTGGGATGTCTAAAATAATAGACCAGACAGACAATCCAAATACATTAGCTGTCTGAAGATTAAAAACATCTTTAACCCAAGATTCCCAAAAATCTTGATTCAATTCAGTAATGGCATTTTGCTTATTTTGCAATAATGACTGTAAATTAACAGCTTTATTGTGTCGCCAAAGCAAAGCCCGTAAAACATTTATGCTAAAATCAAAAGATTGAATTTTCATGAAATTACCGTGCTTATTTTAATTGCGTCAGTTCTGGCAATTTCAAATATATCAAGGGGTATTTCCACAACATCATAAGATATACCATTCAACGATATCTCAACTTGTCTTACAAATATCTCTGGTGTGTCGTTATTTATAGCTGCTGCTATTTCAAAAGTTGATACTGATGCACCTACAACAAAGCCTGGTGACCCATCAATTAAACCATTTGCATATCTTAAAACGGATGTTTCAACAACATCAGCAGGGTTAGTAATGGCCGTTGGTGCAATAGTGACTCTGACCCATATTTGAACATCGTCAGGGCGTGCAAATTTAACCGGATATATCTGACCACTTGTCGGATCTGTAACATTTACCGTCACGGCTCCATTCCAATTTGCACCGGCTGTTTTATTTTCAAAAAGAGCAAAGGCAATATCTTCATCTGTTCCACCATCCACACAAGTATACACAGAATTAGCCAACAAAAAAACACCATCAATTGTGGTATCTGACTTGGTGTAATTCTCACGGTAAGAAAGACTTTTCACCCCATCAAGATCACTTACGGCAGATTTAACAGCCTCAGACAAAGATATACCCTGTAAAGCCAGTGTATCAAGTCTCCTTTGTCTACTCACTTCGTCCGGTTCTTCTGACTGACCCAACGTTGCAGCAACTGTATTGTTTACTGTTTCCCATCCAAGCGGCGCACCTGGTGCAATAGAATTGAGGCCACCTATATCAGCCGATACAGGTCCTGTTTCTACAGCCTGAAAGTTCACTGACCCATTTCCAGAACCATCAAGGGTAACATCTGAAACGGTTTCAAACTTGTTTTCTCCAACCAAGGCAACTGAACCAGAGGGAATAAGAGTACCAGGAACACCGGTTAAATCAGGTGGGGTACTGAAAGTTGAACGTGTTGCCTCTTTTCTACCACCTGTGAGTGCCCGTGTGAGTGCCCAAACTGCATCGAGAAAAACACCGCCGGCTAAATTTGGGTTGATTTGATTTGCAAGATTGGCATTATTAACAGCAACACCGTTACGGGCAATCGTTTCAGAATTTACAAGAACACCGTTCGGTGATTCATCGGAAAGGTCAACATCTTCTCCAAAAATTTCACGTTGTTCCGCTTCAACTTCAGCTTTTATTGCTGAGGTGTCAGCAACGATGGTGCCATTTAAATCTATATAGTTATATGCTGTCATCAATACCACCTATACCATAAATTGTTTTTATAGTTGCTTGATACTGTAACACATTGTTGACAGCAGTGACTATAAAATTCTCAATATCAATAACACCTGTTACATTTGAAATCTGTTTCCTTGCAAAAAATTCAAATTGTTGTAGATTAGGTGTGCCGCTCCATATAACAGAATCATTGGGCATTCCATTTTCTTGAGAATATAAAGCCTCACCTTTTTGAATTTCAACGGCGGCTTTGCATGATTGCAGAACAGCAAGTAAATCATCATTGATGGTCAATTTATTATCTGGTCCAAGATAGATATCATTATTTTCATTTTCTGCGAATACTCTATTCATATTTAACTATGTCCTGTACTTGGTGGAGATCCTGAATTATCGTCAAGGTTCCTTAATTCATCATAAACACCAATAGCTATACATGTCACTAAATCAATAACAGCTTGATCCGTTTCTTTTATATTAGGGTATGTTGCCATTGCTGCAAGAATTGCATCTTTTATAGCTGTTGAGCTTGTTGTCATATTACCCCTGTGACCCTTTTATTAATTCAGTCCCAACGTGACCTAATCCAAGAGCATCCAAATCACCAGATAAAACTACATTCTGTGTTGGAGCCTCACCTAACTCAATAAGTGGAGAAAAAACAATAGCTTTAGTTGTAGCATTCACTTCAATCTCAGGTGCTGTTAATTTTAATTTATCAGGAAACAAGCTTACCTTTACAAGACCATCAAGGGTTTGTAAAACGGCATTCGCCCCATCTTCTTCATCAATGGTGTATCCTGTCATTACATCCGGTATAAACAAACCATTGTTAAAATCATGAATTCGTTTTGTACTTGGTACAGATTCGGAATATCTTTTCAAAAATTCTGCAATATCTCTATCACTTGCTTTTATCCATCCAAGGTCACCGGGTAACAAATTAAAAGATAAGATTGCCCCACCACCACCGATATTTAAAACGGGAATACTTGCAAGTTGATTTCTTGAAATATTGTCACCGTTTGTTGTGACCATTGCGATCATTGGTTTTACAGTTGCTCTGTTTGTGGCTCTATCATATGTTACAATTTTAGCCGGTAACATATCATCAATAGAAGACTGTAAAAACTTTGCAAAAATCTCACGCATTCCACCGGATAAATCACCGCTGCTATTTGCTGGATTTCTTGACGGTTGTGCATTATCAGTCATACTGAACCACCCGGTCTAAGAGTTTCAGCCATATAGTAAAACGGAGTATCCCGATTAGATAAATCGAAATTAAGTTTAAATATATTATATACACCATTTGCAGCCGGATAAAACTCGCTTTTAATTTTAACTTGCTGTCCAACTTTTGCATGGATGTCAAACAGGAATTTAACCTTAACTCCAAAGTCTGTAAATTCCGGCATACCTATCATATTGGTTTCAGCACTTATAAGCCGTATATCACCTTTGATTGGAGTACCTTTATTTTTAACCACCAATTTATCATCATCAATAAATGTGTCAATATCACCAAGCTCAGCGATCTTATCAACCTGTTTTGTTGCAGATCCGGTGTATCCATAATTTGAAATCTGTTTGTCTGTAGCTTCAAACTGATGGGAAAGACCAAGTTTATCAGCAGCCTTTTTTGATATTGCAGATAAAGTGGAAAGTGGTCCTTCACTCGTGGTGATTATATCACCTTTTTGATATTGTGATGTAACTGCTTTTATTGTAGTCCATATGTCCGGTGGTTGTGTTATTGTCACCAATGTAATATCACCTATGAATAACATAGTGACTCCTGTTGATTCTCTACCAGCTTCAAGAAAAATTTTTTGTCTTTTCTGCTGTCTTATCCGGTTGAAAGGTGTGCCCTCAGTTGCTAAAAAATCACGGGTTTCTTTATCAAGGTTGGCTATTTTTATAACCGTTTCGTTCTGTGTAGCACTGGCAAACTTAGATCCTTGAGCAGTAATTGCAAGATCCTCAAATACCCTCAATTCATCATTAATGGTGATACCGACTCTTAATATTCTTGGATCAATCGGCACGGATAACCTCCAATTCTTCAGCAGAAAAATAAAGTAATGATTGGGTGACCCCGAATTGATCCCAATAAACTATATCACCAAGTTCAGTAAGAAAAATAAAATTACCACCGTCACCCTCTAAGTATTTGTACGGAATTAATGGAAAACCACCCACAACCCTTTTACCTTCTAAAATTACTTCATCATTAATAGAGATATCAACAGACATCATACCACCGACATCTCTAAATCTAAGACCATACCTAACCCCGTCAAACTGAATAGATAATGATTGATTTGGTATATTTTCAATTGTTACTATTTGACTCATCCGAACCACCTTGACAAAGTACTGCCTTTTTGATTTTGTGCATCCGATGGTGTTTCAGGTTCTTGTTGACCTCTGTTTGTTGTATCATTATCTGATAGTGATTCAGGGATAAACGTTATTTCAGTTACAGCAAGTTTTGTTTCTTCAAGTATAAGATTCATGATTATCGAATCATAGTTTTCCGGTGATTCCTCATGTGGAATACTCTGAATAAAAATATCTTCATAAGTATCCGTTTTTGTCTGCACAATTAACTGTGTCTGACTTCGATAGATCTGTTTTATTTGTTGGTAAACACTTATATAATCGTCACCACTCATCAAAACCGACATGGTAATTTTAATAGGTTGAAAAATTATATGATCTGTTCTTGTTGCAGAACTTTCGAGTGGATGTTTGAAAAAAGTTGCTTCATCAGAAACAGAAGCTTTTAACGGTCTTGCATCTGGAAAAACCTGATTAAAATCAACGTCATATACACCAACAACGTCAACCGCTTTTGTGGCTGTTTCTGTTGTCATATAGTAATCCCATCATCAAAGTTATCAATTGTGGTTCTCATTTCTTCTTGTAAAGATCCACCAACCTCTGAAGCAATACCTTTTGCATCAGTTGCTTGTGTTTGAATAATAATATCACCTGTTTGAACGCTGGTACTTTTTGATGTTGATTTGTTACTGTTTTGAATACTGTTAGATGTTTGGGATACTAAAGGACTTGCAGACGCTAAAGCAAGTGACCCCTGACCTTTTTTCTTCGTTCTCATCCTCATCACCACCAAAACCGAAGAAAGATTTAATGCCTTCAATTTTTTTACCAATGACCTCATCAAAATCAAAAAATTCTTTTAGGGTGGACATTGTGTTTTTTAAACTTTGCAAAGCTTTTTCAGGAGCAATAAAAATATTTAATAAAAACGTCCCAAGATCTTTCATTATTCCCACGAAACCTTTTATATCATCCACAACAGCTTTGACCACATCACCGACAATGGGCCACCTTTCAGCGATATCACCGAGTAAAGAATCCTGACCATTAACAAAAGCCATTACATCTTCTACAACAAGAGCAATGGCAGTTCCAACAAGTCCTGCTGCTGCTGCAATTGCAATAAATGGTGCGGCCATTAACACCATTGGAGCTATTGCTGCAATACCTGCTGATGCTAAAGAAAGAAGAACAGGTATTGCAGCAATACCAAGACCGGCGAAAAAACCATAAATGATCGGTTTATTCTCTTTTGCCCACATTGATAAACCGATAAGTTTATCAATTGTCCATGTTATAGCCGGAACAAAAGTAATTAATAAACCCTGGGCAGATGCACCGGCGACTTGTTTGAAATCAGCTATTATATCATTGAACTCTGCTGATATTTCACCGGCCTCTTCACTTACAAGTCCTAATTTTTTTTGACGTTCGATTAGTTTATCAATTGCACCGGTGCCTTGTTGCAATAGAGCAATTGTACCAGCGTCAAGTCCCAATTTCTGACCGATACCAAGAGATTGTTTTTTGTCCATCCCTTCGAAAGATGCCGCCAATTCAGGCAATAAGTCAATTGTTGATTTTACTTTCCCATTAGTATCTACAATTGATACACCGAGTTGGTTAAAGAATGGTGTTATCTCATTGGCACCTTTCAAAGAAGCATCAACCATCTTTTCATTTAAAGATTTAATTGAAGCTTGAAACCCCTCTGCTGATCCACCGGCTCTGGTGACAGCACCACCCCATGCATCAACATCGGCTACATTTTCACCTATACTATCTGAAAATTTTACAAGATCATCAATGCGCCCAGCCGTTGCAATCATCCCTGTAATGGCACTTGTAATGGCAACTATACCACCAACGGCACCGAGCGCTTTAACACCCATGGAAACAAACTGTTTGCTTGCCCCATCAGATGCCTTGGTTGCTCCTTTTGCTGATTTCTCAGTATTATCAAGAGACTTATCAAGTTTTTTGACATCTTTGCTGGCATCGTCTGCATCAGATTCAAATAAAATTAAAAATTTTTCAAGTATGCCCATGTCATTTCCTGGTTGCGTGTTTCATGGCAAGATACTCATTATAACGTGGAACTGCTATACATTCCCATAGATCGAACGCATCCTCTAAGGTGTACTCTTCTTTGAGTTCCTTGAGGGTTGCTTTGTCTGCTGCGATAATTGTCGCAATAAATCCGTCAACATTGACGAAATCGACTGTTTTGCATTCGCTCTGATAGTGTCTAAGAAATTTGAGATCTTGCCTTGTTGAAAAAAAGAGCAGTTATACCCCATCATTTCAATTTCGATTCTTGCTAATGTTTCCCATTCTGGAATATGATTATCAATTAATGCTTTGGTGGTCAGTGCTATTTGACCGCCATCAGGAGTTTTTGCAGAAACATAACACATAAGTTTAAGCATTGTGTCTTCATTCACCTGGTAATCACCGAGTTTAGGCATACCACTCAAAGGGTATTTTGCAATGATCTCACGACCTGCAATAGCCGGAAACTTAGATATGATATAAACCTTGTCAGTTCCGGCCTGAGTTTTTATTGATATTTCTTTTGCTTCAAGCATTATGACACACCTATTTTGTTTTCAAATGCAAATGCATATGTTTTGGATTTTTTACGGCCAGCACTCTGAACTGAAGTTGTCGCAGGTGCGTTAGTAAGTTTACCATCTATCAGTGTGACAATATTCCCATCAGGATAAATAATATTTGCGACGATTCTGTCCTTTGTACTGATCTTCCCCCTACCTACACGGTTCAGTTCTGCAAGGATGCTCAGATTAATATCATCATCACTACCAGGGATAACATTGATTATCATTGGTATAGGATTTGCAGTGTTCCAACTTATCAGGTCACCATTCAACCCCATGGCAGTTTCAGCAATCTGTATATCTGAAACGTCAAGAGGATCGCCATCATCTGCAAATTGGGTAACAATAAACCCAACTGGAAAACTTGGAATTGATACTATGTTGATTGCTAAA